TTGCAGTCGATCCATATTGATTCAATTGGCGAGCCTGTCCATTTTTGCCCGACGTCGCCGAATGCTGAATCGGAAGCATTGATTTGGATTCGACCGCCAGCCCATGAACTGACACCATTGCTGTCAATTTGTGTTCGCGAGAATCCGGTTCCAATGTCAACGGTTCCAGCTACCAAATCACCGCGAACAGTTACGTCATTGAACTCGGCATCGCCTGTCTCGGCGTCGATTTTGTAACCCGAAACACCAGTTACAAAGTTTTTAGATTGTCCCGGATTCTTGTCGACGTACTCCTCAATTCCGGTGATACCCGTGGTTGAGTCGTCTCGCCAAACCGCAGCCAAAAGGACATCGGTCGAAGCGAATGTGATGGCTTGGGCGGTTCCGGCGTTGTTTAAAACCTCATATCCTCCAGAAGTTGATTCGCGGATCGGAACAACATTTTGATGCGTAAACGTCAACGGACTGAATCGCGTATCCGCAGCCGTATCGGTCCACATCAGCCAAAAGTCACCGGTTGATCCCGTGACAGGACTGATCGCTCCCTCATAAGGAGTCCCAACGTAGTTTTCACTAATGCCAGTTGTGGTCGTTCCGTTGGGTTTGGTGAATGTTGTTCCAGCGACGAAAACCTCACCATCGTTTGCGGTTGATGCGTTTAGGTAGTTAATTTTAAAACCCAAGCCGCTGCCGCCCTTTGCTGGCAATGTGATCGGATTAAATCTAGGAGGACCCAAAACGTATCTCTGTACGATGTGCCACTGTCTAACTATTTGTAGCTCATGTATAACGCCTCGAGCGTCCATGTAGTCAATGGTGTAAGTCTTGGTCAGCTGGAAATCGCCGTAGGAATTGGGTCTACCGCGAATGCCAACCATATATTGGCCATTGCTCACACTTGATACCATTGTCCAGCCGCTTGGAGTTGCTGATTCAGCCGTAATCGTGAACTCGCCCGAACTCGTTGGAGTCGATGAAACATATGTTGCGGGTGCTCCTTCAACATATAGCCCGACACCCATATCATAGTCAGACCAATCAGTCGGAATACCGCTTTGTCCTACTTCTATTTGAACTGACAGCGTTTGAGTAGAAACGTCTAGGAAGTTGGTTGCCGGAACAGCCGGAAATGGAGTGGCCTCGGTCAAAGAGCTGAATCTGCGACCGCCATCCATAGCCGCTACCCAAACGTAGTAATTCTGACCCGCCGTTAGATCGGTGATCGTTTTGGTGGTTCCGCTGGTAGAGGTCGTGGCAACCTCGCTGTATAGTTTTGTTGTTGAATTGTAAGTCGGTGGCGAATTTGTGGTTTTGACCCAGATGTGGTAGTTAAAGAAATCGAGGTCGGACAACTTGCCCTCGTCCATCTCGATTTTTAAGCCTTCAACGATTGGCGTAACTTCTGGCTTTGATCCGGTCCCAGGTCCTGTCGGAGTTGACGGAGCCGCCGATTTGCCGATGACATCGTGGCCGTGTTCGACTACCGTCCATTCGCCTTCCTTAACTGGAGTCAAAGATCGGATGTCGATGTCGATGTACTGATTCGCATCGCCTCGACTTTCCCGAACGCCCGTGATGACCGATGAAGTGTTATTTCTGCCATTTACTGTCAAATACCTATACCAAATATCTCTTGGGAGGTTTGCGTATTTCCAGCGGATTTGATAGCCGATGACATTGACACTAGCCGCCGCAGTCCATTCCACCAAAACAGTTGGCAATATCGTTCCATCGCTTGAATCAATTAGTTGGTCAGTACCGCTACTAGCCGACATTGCGGTCGGAGCCGTCACTTCAAAAGGATCTGGAAGAAAAGACGTTGGGGCGGGATCGACTGTAGTTTGATCGGTCGTTGCGTCGAAATCGTATGTATTACTCGCAATCTCGCGAAACTCCATATCCACCAGAAGTTCGCCATTGCCGCCGATCTTCAACTGATGCGACCATACCTGGAATGTAGTTGGAGTGCTGGCAGTTGAACTGTAGTTGTACCTAGCGAAATCCAGCTTGAAATTATCGCCGACCTGAAGCTGCATTGCTTTTGCCGTGAACGTAGCCCTGTGACTGATCTGCTGACGTGCCTTAGCTAAAGCAATTTTGAATAGACGTTGAGCCGAAGCCGGACTGTTAGTAAATAAAAGCTCTAGTTCCCTAGTAGAAACTACCCCATTATCTTCCTCAACAAATGTGGAATTAGTGAAGGAAGGAACGTCGATAACATTGTATGCATCGTCTTTGTTTACTATAACCCCTTTAATAGTGTTTACCGAGACGGTACGGTCGTCTTTGGTTGTACCGGATATTGGACCAGCAAAATCAGATTCGTCTAAGGTTATTGTAGGAGTTATGTACCGCCCGGAACGAACAAACCATTCGCCGCCAATATATTCGACCAGACCATCAGCGGCTGTACGCATTGACCGCACAACCTCCATTGGATCTTCATCTGAATTGACTATTCCGTTTAGCTCATACCTACTTTCGGTATTCGCTGAGTCTGATAAATAAACATCCCAGACGACGGTTCCATCTGATATGTTGGTTTCTCCACCGCTATATGGACCCGCTGGTTCTGAACTTCCCGTCGTTCCAGCCGTGCGGCAAACTAAAATTGCTCCTTCTGTTATTAATCTCTGAGTGTTTAGGGCAACGTCCTCTGATGCCGACCAATTATCCCAAGAGCTATTTACGGTTTCGTCACTATTATTGGCAGAAGCAATTAGTTCTGTTTCATTGATTTTGCTATGACCAAGTCCGATTCTCCCATAACCGAACTCGCTTTGCAAATAGTCGGCAACGCATAAAGCCCAATTTGAACTGTACTCCCAGGTCGTGCTATCATCTGGATCATGGGAAGCCTCTCGAGGATCATAAACCTTTCTTCCTTTTATAACTCTCTGGAACTCTGGGATGCCAGTTGGAAAAGCATTGTCCTCGCCGTCCTTAAGATACATGCGAATGTATGTGTATGACATTCCACTAAGCTTGTCACTGCTTCCCCAATTGCCCATAGCCGCATCTAGTGTGCTATTGACCGTTTGGCTAGGCCCACCGTGGTGATCGGCAATCCATAGGCTCCCAGAATACCTAGTTCCTGTGGCCGACCTTAATGCACCGTCACTGCTGTATGCGGAAAAATTAACTACTTCCCCATTAACATACAGATCGCCAAGCTCCTCGGTTTCATGATCACAATGTACCAGGACCATGTGAAGATATCTATTGTCATTTGGGTCGTCATCGCTTGTGCCCATATAAACAATAGTTCCACCAACTTTAACTTGACCATATATATACTGTCTAGAGGTTGTGGCTCCTCTGCTATTTGCTCCGCGAACCGTTAGAGAGTTTCGATCATTGGTTTGTCCAAATCTATTTTTAGGAGCTAATAGGTTAGCACCCACCATTGATCCAGCAGCCACTATAACGTGAGCCGTTATGGTAGCTGCAAGTTTTGTGAAAGCTAGTTTTTTTACTAGAAAAGTGCTTATTGGGTCTGCCATATCTTAAATGCGTGTTTAGCTTCTAAAGTTTTAAAGAATAGGTTTCCGCTGGAAGATGGGCCAATGGATGTTATGCCGTCTGAATTTATAGCTAGAGAAAAATGAAGAATACCACTACCCCACTCAAAGACCATCAGATCGCCTATTTGGGCTTTCCTTACTTCTACTTGATCTAGGTAAGGAATTGATTCAAGGAAAGCCGATATAGATCCGTAAGGACGAATTAACCTAGCAGCCTTATATGGATTATCTATATCACGAAATTCATCTCCCAAACTCACTCCTTTTATTGACTCAAATAAGTCGATTGCTTGGTGAGCACAATTTTTTGACCAGTCAAACATCAGTCGGCCAGTCCCCAACGAAACTCCTTCTCAGCCAGGTCGGCAACAAAACGAAGCGATCTATCGGCTGGATCATATTGTCCAGTTCCAGGATATCTTTCTTTCTGGTCCTGCTCGGTCCTTCTAGCTGAAGATGGCCCCACTCCATAAGCAAAACCTTCTGTCTTAACGGATATTGAAGCGGTCTTACCATTGTCCGAAACCTCCATTACGTCGATAAGTCCTTCAAATATCTTGTACGGAGTGCCGCTAATTGTCGTTGCATTTGACATGGTGGCAAACCAGCAGGTTACTGGCCTGTTCTGATATTGCTCGGTCATGGCAAGGCTTATATTTGTCGAAGGCAATCCAGATAGAGTAAATGTTACCGCCTGTGCAGACCCATCTTGGCTTTCCGCTGGCATCTCTAGGCTTACTAGATTCCCCAAGCCTATATAATTTTCAGAATTATATGATATTGTTCCAGAACCCGTCCATAATCGCAAATCACTATCTCCAGGAGTGGTAGTATAATCGAATTCAAATTTTACAAAGAATGCTGGCTTAACCACCGTAGAAGCCAAGTTTGAGCTCATGGTTGACTCTAAGTTCCGAGACATAGTTTTAAGGTTCTATTGCTTTTATTTGAACGCCTACTAGGAAACCGTTAATATCTATTGTCCAGCCTACAATCGGTTCAGCAAGCCTCCAGGTAGTGGGTAGAGTGTGGCTGGTGCTTGATGGAAGTGGAGCGTATTTATGCAGTTTGTTAGTTACCGAGTTCAGGTCAAATGTAAATGTTTCACTCATTCCCTCCATGTCTAACAAAAACTCTATCCAATCTTCCTTGTCGCTTATTGAGCTTACTGGTGGCAGTTGTCCGGTCCACTGAAACTTTTCCGAGCCGACCCATTCATATACCTGCAAGTCTCCCGAAAAGGGGCTGACAGTAGTAGGAGTGCTTTTAGTCCTAGTTATGTTAAACGAGCTAAACTGCGGTCCCGTATAAAGAGCATTGGATACTGGTATGGTAGGCATTATCTGATTCCCCTTCTTTTGTTATCTTGCATTTTATTTACTGCTAAACTCACCGAAGCAGATACCGAGGATGCAATCATTTGCTGCATTTCTCGCTTGTCCCCGCCATCGATAGAAAAATTGTTTACTACGTTTACGCTTCTGGTTCCCCCACCTGTCCTATGATTAGGAGTTATGGACCCACTGTTAGAAGGAACAAAAAGCTCTGGGCCACGCTCACCAACTATGAATGGCCTGTTCGCTGTTACCGGACCTCCCTTGAACGCCTGTTTTGGTGGAGTTCCAAGACCCGGGAAAAGTCCTGTTAACGCTCCAATAATTTGAGTTTTTGCAATCTGCTTTAGTATAGATTCCAGAACTCCCTTAAAGTTTTCTCCTTCAACAATGGCATCAGCAATACCTACCTTTATGTCGTCAAATAATTTCTGAAGTTCCTCGCCAAACCTATTTATCTTTGCGTCTTTGATGGCTTCCTCGGTTTGACGGATTGCTGCCTTGGCAGAAATTATAGCATCTTCAGCCTCTTCAACAAGTTCCGCATTCCATGCTTCTTCCCATAAATGTTCTGCTTTTATTAGTTCAAGATTTTGCAACTTGAGACGAGCCTCTAAAGCGGCTTGAAGCTCTAGCCCCTTCTTTGTTTCTACGGCCTGATTTATGGTCATCCTCAACAAGGATTTAGATCTTACCGCATCAATTCCGCCTAGCCTATTGGTTTCGGCTATTAACTTATCTTTTGCTTCCTTCTCTTTTGCTAGTGCCTTCTCTACTGCCTGGGCTTCTCTTGCAAGTTCATCAGCCGATTGCTGCCTTATAGATCTAATAGAGTCCTCGAGTTGAAACACTTCAGTCCTAAGCTCTATAACTCTTTTTGTGGCGGCCTCTACTTGCTGCTGGTCTTGACGACCAGTCCTCATAGTATCTAAAGAAGCCTCAGCTTCTTTTAGCTTTTGAACAGATGTGTCTCTCTCTGTTAAAAGAGCTTTTTCAAGACCAAGCTGTTTATATACCTCAATTCTTCTATTTCTGCTAAATGCAGCGAGAGCCTCGTCTATGTTTTTATTTTGTTTCTTTAGTTCAACTGCATCTTCTTCATTTCTTGTTATACCCAGGGTCTTTTTTGCTTCTTCGTCTTTTATATTTAAGGTTTCCTTGGCTGTATCAAGAGCAGCCCTCATAGTGTCGAATCGAACAGAATCTGTATTAGCCTGAGTTTTGCTAAGTTCGCCGGAAGCTATTCTGGCTATAAGCAACTTCTTTTCTTGTTCAATATATGCTTCGGCAACCTTTAGTTCAGACTGCTTAAGGCTTTCAAAAATCTTTTTAACTTCTTCTGCTGTCTTGGGAATTCTTTCCATAGACATGACCGCGGGACCCATAAATGCCCCCCCAGGCCCGTCAATCTTCATTACCTTAGTTAGTCGGGCGCCAAACTTAGCAAGTTCATGCTCATCAACAAAATCTTCAATTCCCTCGGTTACGGAACCCATAAATTCCCCAATTGCACCAGCCTCTGTCTTTCCAAGAGATATGTTTAGTGCAAATAAGGCATCCTTAAGTTTGGTTACTCGGCTTGAAAGTGTATTAATCTGTTCAGTCGCAGCCCCAGCAAATTCTTGATCTCCTATATCAGTAAGGTATCCGACAATAGCATTGCTTGAATTTTCTATATCTTTTGTTACCCCCCTGAATGTTACCCGAATGGTTTCCCCTTGGTTCCTCGCAAGGATACCAAATTCTTTTAACCGCTCAAACTCTCGCGTATTAGCATCCGCAACAGCTTCCACAAATTGCTTAAGGGATTTCCCCATAGCGGCAGCCGTATTGGAGAAAGAAATTAGTGAATTTTGGCTGGCATCAAGGCCCATGTTCTTGAGTCGAACAAAGCCTTCTGTGATATCCTGAATCGATGATGGAAGCCTTTTGGCCGTGTCCTGGATCATTGAGAAAGCTGCTTCGGCGTTCTCCGCAGATCCAGTGGCCACCTTAAGTTCTACAGACATTCGCTGGAATGTGCTAAGGTCTGTAAACATTTGCCTAGCGGCTGACGACAAGAGACTAACGGCCTTATGTACTGCAAAAATTCCTCCAGCCATTTTGGTCATTTGACCTGCTATCGATTTGCCTAGGCCCTTGTGTCTTGACGTTTCTTTGCGGAAATTGAAAAAAGCCTTCTGAGCAGCACTCATAGGCTTAACAACACCGTCTGCATTTACGACGACCTCGATATATACTGAGCTTAGATCACTTTTAGCCATGATTATTTTTTCTTAATTTGCCCCCAAAGGTGCCTTGCAAGTATTTAGAGAACGAGTCTACTCGTTCTTGATTATTAGTATTTTCCACTTCCTGGCCATTGAGTCGTCGCCACATGTTTACGCATGCCAGATATTCCCCGCGACTCATTGACCAGAAATCGTCAGGCCTTAAACGCAAGGCGACTACAGCAAATGCAAAATCATCTAGCAATGCTTTATCGTAATCGCCCTGCGTCATCGGAGCCCGTATTATTCTTGTTCTTTACTGGAGCCGACCAACCAAGGAACTTGATTAAGCAGGACTCCTGCGGCGTTAAATAGTTCAGGCATAGACTCTACCCCGTTGGCAACTTCCTCTGGGGTTAAGTCATTCTCAACTAGGTTAACGCAAATTAGTTTTGTGATTGCGTCTAGGGAATCAAATAGCTCGTTATTATCCTCTCCGGTTGCCGAAGAAATTAACGCCATATCTCCCCCAGAACGACGAAAACGTAAAAGAGCCGCATTGCCAGCATAGACTTCGCGATTCTTTCCGTTGATTTTAACTTTAATAGTTTGCTCTTTCATGGTCGGCTAGGAGTTACTATGGGGTCAATGCGTCGTTACCAACACGCTTGATTGTCGCCGTAGCCGTGATCGCTCCATCAGCTGGAAGATCGATGCTAAAGCTTTTAACCAAGGCGTCGAAGGTATGAATATTGCTGGCCGATGGACCGCTAAGAGTAATTATAAACTCTTTTTCGGTAGAACCAACATAATCGCGAAGATACCCTTGACCAGTATCTTCTGGATCGTAAATCAGTTCGATAGTCATATCATCACTGTCTATGAGTCCATTAACGTATACACGTCGGTTTGAAGAGTGATCCGAAACGTCGATTTCGTCGCTAGAGTCTGAAGGAACCCCGAACGAAACAACATTTGAGATAGTCTCTGCATTATCGCCACTATATAGAGAGTCATCCGATCCATGTGTGTTGATCGAGATAGTGGCTCCGTTTGCTGCATATTTAGCCATGTTTTTTTATTGTTTAGGTTGTTGTTTTTAGAGGAGCCCTTAGCTCCAGGTTATATCCAGGGTTATTGACCCTGAAAAAATTTCATCGTTGTCTGAATAATTTGTGTTGAATGAGGACCACTTTATATAAGCGTCATATGGTCCCAAGGCAACTCTTTTGTTGCTTAGTCTGGTTCTAAACAACTCGGCTAGTTCATAAACTTTAGTAACCGTTGATGCGTGGACACTCACTTCTATAAGGTCTTCGTGCAGAATCCCAGAGTCTGAGTGACAATCGACAGTGTTACTACTAAAAACCGTATATATTGCATACGGATCGTCTGCCGTTATGTTATGAGCTATTTCTGGAAATAGTCTAGTTCCTATTTCATCCGATATGGAAGAATCAGCTAATATGTAAGACCTTAAATCAGTTATCATTTTGCTTTAGCCTTTTTTCTTTTGTTTATTAAAAACTTAGTTCTTTTCTTTATAGCGACATTGATAAACGATCTAATTCTTTGTTCAAGTTCCCGAGGTTTTGCTTTCTCTTTTTGTGCTCGACTCATCCATCCGGTTCCAGCTTTTCCAGACTTTGAATACTCAATTGCATTTATGATGTCAGCAGGTCTATACAATTCAGGCTTTCCGCTTTTGTTTAGTCTTACAAAAATCTGTTTAGAGCCAACACCTACACGGGCGCTGGAAACTCCCTTTTTTTTGCGACTTCGTCTACTGTTGAGAGTTATTGCCTTTTTAAGATTTCCGGTGTCTTTCGGAGCGGTCGCGAAAACCTGGTTAAATACTGGCTTCATAGCCTCTTTTGCGGCAGCCTGATATCGTGCGAAAACCCACTTTGGGTCTCCCAGCTTAAAAAGCTCCTCTTCAATCTCTATTAAAATCTTTTCAGGAACCTTTACTTCTACTTTCGCCTTAGCCACTAGTTGTTCTCCCTTTCTTTGATGTCCCGCTTGCGGATGCGTATTCCCAGCATCAAATGGTAACTTGCCAAGCATCCCGAACAGATCGACACAACGGCCCCGAGGACCGTCAGAATTTCGCTCACGCTTGTGATCGATGTGAATGATCCAATTAGTCCTAACGCTGCCGAATAGAGAGATTTTACAAAATGTTGTTCCATCTTACTTAACTTGTGAACTTCCGAAATAGAATCCAAGGATGGCAAGCATCCCCTGACGAACCTCGGGAAGGAGAACGAAGCCCTCTAGATTTTTCCAGCCATTCAGACCAAAACCCAGAAAGCTGAGAATGCCGCCCTTGGATTTTTCGACCGTCACCGGAATATCGAAGAAGGCCATGACAAACGGCGCGAAGATCATCGAGAATAGAATGCAAATAGCGATAAGCCGACGAATCCAAGCACCGCCAGAGCCGTCGCGTTTGGCTGCCCGATCCGCTGAGTCGTCGGAAAGCTTCTGGCGATTGATCATGTTGTCTATCGCCTTTGCCTGTATAGACATTTGAGCCGAGATCAGCTTCATGACGAATCCCGTCACGCCGCCGCCTAGCATTGCTATTAACTCGCTGCTCATCCTTCATGACCTCGATATGACAATTCGCCCCAGACTGTCCCTGTATGTTCTAATCCTGACCTCGAGTTTTGATGAATCACCGTTCGGTGAATCACCGTTTGGTGAAGAAAAGCTCACCTCTTTGCTCTTAATTGCTGCACCCTTCAAGTTAGTAGGGGCGACTGGAGGATATGTTTTAATACTAACGATGTTAGTCCAGTCCGATTCGCCGAATTGATTCCAAGCTCGGACCCGATAAGATAGCGTCACTCCGATGGGAATCACGCCATCGGTAAATTTTTCGACATCCGCATTTGTCGCAGCAATAAGTAACCACTCGCCACCATTTTGCTTCCGCCAAATCTCAAAGCCATCCTCGTTGTCCGAGTTGTCCTGCCATTCCAAACGCAGGTCTGCTGCGCTTAGAACGGTTCCTAGAAATGCTAATGATATGAGTAGGATTTTCATGATTCTATGCTGTTCCACCATCTGTTATACTCCATCCAGCAGTAATTAAAGCAGCTCTTGCGGTGGCCGCTGCACTACCAGCGGTGTATGTAGATGAGCCGAAATTAGGGTTCTGGTTATTGTACCCAGTCTGACCTTCCCAGTTGACCAGCAACTCATCGTAAACAGTTGTCGAAAGGCTGCTGCTGTCAAGAAAACTGCTTAAACGATTTCTTAACAGAGATGTTATATCGAAGTCTTCAATGCCCGTTATAGTAGCTTGAGAAGACGACGACATTCCTCTGAACATATTTCGCATATTGATCACGCTGCTAGTGTTGAAGGAGGAGAGATCGACAGAGGTGAGCGAGGAGCAACCGTAGAACATGTTACTCATATTGGTCACGCTGCTAGTGTCGAAAGACGAGAGATCGACAGACGTAAGCGAGGAGCAGCCACGGAACATGCCAGATATATTGGTCACGCTGCTAGTGTCGAAGGAGGAAAGATCGACAGAGGTAAGCGAGGAGCAACCGGAGAACATGCTAGATATATTGGTCACGCTGCTAGTGTTGAAGGAGGAGAGATCGATAGAGGTCAGCGAGGAGCAGTTTTGGAACATGCTAGCCATACCGGTCACGCTGCTAGTGTCGAAATCTCCGAAACTAATACTCGTTAAACTAGAACAACCTACAAAATAACTAAGCAAACCTACGGAGGAAATGCCAGAATAGTCAACATTTCCAAAATTAAATGTCGTTAGATTTGTGCAACCGCTCCAAGAAAAATCCGCATCTGTGTAGTTTAAACTACCAACATTCTGAACGGATATAATTTGAGACCTAAGTGTGTTCCCATAGCCGAGCTGAGACGTGCCGGATGTATACACCGTCCCAAATGTTCCGCTTATTGATATTGAATAGTCCCCAGCGGTTGAATAAGTATGAGCTAGATCGGCATCATTGTGAGCGGTTACCGTAGAAGTTGTACTGCCGTCTCCCCAATCAATTGTACAATCGTAGGTACTCGCAGAGTAAGTCATTTGAGTCAAATCTACAACCTCGCTTGATCCAGTCGTCCGAACGGTGAACTCAAGGTTGTCGTTGGGAGCGGCAGCAGCAGGCTTTAAACTGGACTTCCAACGCAGCATTACAGCAATTCAAACTCGCTCTGGAAAGTTACAGTGAGGTCGCCAGCATCAGCCTTAGCTAGTGCGTTCTCCTCAGCCGTAAAACAGTTTTTAATGTGAGTGCTAACCAGAGAAACCATTTCGTTCCAGTCCTCTAGCGTGTTGTGCCGAAATTCTGACTGCCAAATTTCTTCTGTTAATTCAATATCTTCACCCTCCTCGTCTACGTCTGGGTAAGTGACAGTAACTTTCTTGTCCATTTTCCAGCTAGCGTAACCAGTTGAAGATGGATCTGCATTTAGCATAGTCAGGACAGAGGTCATTTTCTGCTGGCTGTTGCTATCTGTAGCTATACGCCACAAATCGCCGCTTGCATCAGTCCACTCAACGCCGCCTTGCTCCGTTTGCCAGCGATCCGATGTGATGCTGTCGCATAAACGCATTTTTGCAACGTCTGTATGAAAATCAACGACTTCAAACATTTGAAACCATTCATCTGCTCTTCGCTCAAATACAGAATTCAGATTTTGCAAAACTGGATTGTATTCTGGTTTTGAGTCAATCGTATATGTATAGCAGTCAAAATCTGCAAGCACTGAAGCATTTAGTTCGCTCGGAAAACTTACATTTGGATTGTCCCGCTTGAGACGAGACTCGCTATATTTTCTTGGTACTCCGTCTGTGACCTTTAGTATGTTCATGATGATACTCCTGATGACATTCCGTACAGTGTGCTATTAACCTTCCAGATCACTATGATTGTTTCGCTGGTGGTGTCTAATGTTGGAGCCGATCCACCGACCCATTCCATCGTAGGCCAAGTGGCAGTGTATGCAGTTCCATCGTCTATGTGAATCGTTATAGACTCGCCGTTAGCAAGAGAATCAGTAAATGTAACATTGCCCGAAAACGTCAGCCTCTGGATTGTTCCGTTAGCTGGGTCCAATGCCGTCGAACCAGTAACGCTGGTCGTATTAACGGCCAGTTCTACAATCTCGCCATTGATGTCAATGGACCCAACAGTGATGGCATTAGTCGTCGTTGCTCCACGTCCTGTCACGCTGTCCAGCGTATCGGACTCGGCGGTGAGGTATGTTCCGAGATCGGATATGTCGCTTTCGGTGATCGGATCGACCGTAATAGCTTGCCCTGCGATGCTAATATAGGTTCCAGACCCAGTAAGCGTTACATTTGTGCTGTTGTCCGTACCAGCGGCATCTACGCCCAGTGTAGTCCTTGCCGTAGCTGCGTCAGCATCGTCAACCAAACTAGCTCCAAACGTGCTTATCGTTGTGCTGGCTGGCAGAGATAGCGTTTTGATGTCGGCATCTACCTCCGAGTCCATCAAGGCTCCAGCCGCCGTTACATTAGCAGTGTCCGTTACGTCAGCTCCTGTTTCGATCCCGTCCAGCTTAGTTTTATCGCCATCAACAAATGCACCTTCCGATGGCGGCTGTTGTGCCGAATCTGCCGTAGTTCCTTGAGCGGCAGTTGCGTAATCAGAACTATCGAATGCCTTTACCTGTGCCAGATTCGTTACCTCGGAATCCATCAACGCGCCTGCGGCGGTCACGTTCGTTGCATCTGTTACGTCAGCAGATACCTCGATCCCATCCAGCTTTGTTTTGTCACCATTAACAAACGCTCCTTCGCTCGGCGGTTGTTGTGCTGAATCAGCCTTCGTTCCCTGAGCAGCGGTTGCGTAGTCCGCACTGTCAAAAGCTTTGACCTGAGCTAGATTCGTGACTTCAGAATCCATCAATGCACCCGCCGAGGTGACGTTCGCTGTGTCTGTTACGTCTGCCGATGCTTCGATTCCATCAAGTTTTGTCTTGTCCCCGTTGGCAAAGGCTCCCTCTGATGGCTGTAGCTGATAAGATGACAGATCCTGATCTGCGGTTGCTCCGGTCTCGATGCCGCTTAGTTTGGTTTTCTCGGCGTCCGTAAAGGCGTTCGTGTCAGATTCGCCCTCATAAGCGGTTTTGATTTCGGCTCCCGTTTGGTCTGCCGTTGCAGATGCCTCAATGCCAGCCAGCTTGCTTATATCAGAAGCAGTTGTAAATTTGTTAGTTGTGGCTGCATCCGATATATCGTCCGCATCTAATACCACCGCTCCGGTCTGCGCGTTGACACTGTCAACCGTATTAACTTCGGCTCCTGCCGCTATCCCTGCTAGTTTGGTTTTCTCGGCATCAGTGAAGGCGTTGGTATTCGCCTCGGATTCATAAGCCGCTTTTATCTCCGCTCCGGTTTGGTCCGCCGTTGCTCCTGCCTCGATACCGGCTAGCTTGCTAATATCTGAGGCTGTAGTGAATTTGTTTGTCGTGGTCGCGTCGGATATGTCATCAGCATCTAAAACAACAACTCCGGTTTGAGCGTTTACGGAGTCGACGGTATTTACCTCGGCCCCTGCTGCAATTCCATCGAGTTTTGATTCATCCGCATCCGTAAACGGATTTGCATCCGAGCTTGTTATCAAGGCAATGCCATCGGCGGTTGCATCCGTGATGTCCGCAGCGGCTGGGTTTGATCCGGCTGCTGGCTTTGACTCAAGCACAAAATCCGATCCGGCTGACCGATAAACCAAGATGTCGCCATCACTCGGCGATCCAACTGAGCTATCTACGTTCGTCCCCTGTATGCTGGTTGCGTCGCCGCTGCTAGTGTTGGCATCCACATAGGCTTTGACGCTTTGTTGCGTCGGAACCTTTGTGGCGTCGTTGCTGGACATACTATCCTCGTCGAGAACCCACGAATTCCCGCTCACATCCGTGTCGGTATTCATGGTGGCTCCAGCAGCGTTTACGTTCGTCGCATCGGTAACATCTGCGGAAGCCTCGATGCCATCAAGTTTGGTTTTGTCGCCGTTCGCAAATGCCCCCTCAGATGGTTGCAACTGATAGGATGATAAATCCTGATCGGCAGTTGCCCCTGTCTCTATTCCGCTGAGTTTAGTTTTTTCAGCATCAGTAAAAGCATTGGTATTCGGCTCGCCCTCATAGGCCGATTTGATTTCCGATCCGGTCTGATCAGAGGTCGCTCCGCTTTCTACGCCATCGAGCTTCGTGAGCTGGGCAGACGTTGCGAATTTGTGATTCGTAGATGTGTCGTCAATGTCGTCAGCGTCTAGGGTAACCGATCCGGTTTGAGCATTGACCGAATCCACTGCATTGACTTCCGCACCAGTCGCGATGCCCGAGAGCTTAGTTTTTTCAGCGTCTGTATAGGCGTTTGTATCGCTGTTCGACTCATAGGACGTTTTAACGCTGCTAGCGTTGTCCGTAATAACGGTGCTGATCGCCGCAGTAGATGCAGCATTTGAACTATTGCCAATAAAGATTTTATTTTCATTTAGATTAGGTGTATCGTTTGATCTACCTGCCCCGCCGACTTTAATCGATCCAGCGGACGCGTGAACTCGTTGAACCTTTCCAATGTTCTGGATGAGGTTTGATTCTCCGGTCGGCTTCGTTGCCGAAAGCGTTCCGGTTCCGTTTACGTATAAGGTATCGCCTAGCGTAAAGGCTGACGTGTCGATGCTAGAAAGCGTTCCGAATGTAATAATCTGCACCGACGCATTCAGATTGACCGTCGAACCAGCCAGTCCGAAAGAAGGCATGGTCGCCGAGTTGGAGGAATCCGCCTTGCTAACGACAGGAAGATTCCCGCTAACTCCGGAAACGTAAACCGCATCGCCTTTAGTCAGAGCCTCGCCAGCCTTCGCGTTGAACCGGACTGCCCCCTCAAGGTCGCCAATAAACTCAACCGCCGTCGCGTTCCCTGTCAGCGTAAGTGATGCGTGATTGACGGCATCGGTGTCGCCTACGCCTAAATTATCTCGAGCCGCCGAGTTGCTGGCCGACTGCATAAATGTATGGATGTCGCTACTGACTGTGATGTCGCTCATGGCTGCAAATATTTGTTTCCCGAAGGAGTTAAGTAAAAATTAATGCCATTGGGCTGGAGATAAAAATCTGAGGCGAGAGCATATAGCCTATTGGCTATTATTTTTATAACTCCAGATCTGTGAGATCTCCTGACCCCCTCGATTTCCCACCGATAGTCCAGATACTCTACTTGGTCTTTTATACTGCCACTAAAATGCCTAGCCTTTATTTCTACTTTATGCAAAGGTCTGTGCTTGTTTGATATCAGCGATTCACCATCGGTATAATGCCTCGCTCTGCCAAATACAGACGATCCTTGGGTGAATGTTTCAGATAGCTCGCCATATGAATTAAGCGAACTTCCCCTAGTGAATATTTTAAATCGCTGATTCATTGTTGTCTAATGGCTTTAACTATTAGCCACTGGCGTAATTGATGGCCTGCTGGTTCGACACTTTCTATAGTTAGCCGACCATCGTCGTACTGAATCTCATAGTTCTCATCTAACCAGCTATTAAAGCGAGTCTTGAACTTATAAGCATCCATACTCTTTACTGATTCGCTATCTTTCACTTCATCCATCTTTATTTCCATTTCTTGTGCCCAGATAGATTTGTATAGCGAAGTAGTTAGCTCGGATTCCCCATAGCTGTTTACAGATTCGCTTTTAGCATAAACCTGGAGCCTAGAGGATAGCATTAGTAGAGTATGGATTTATTGGTCGATAGGAGATTTAAGACCGCTGGGGTCCAGTCTATTTTGACTGTATTTAAGTGGCTCGAGCTAGCCGACCTGTTGTCATATAGATCGGTCAAAAGCATTAGCATGGCCTGTTTTATGGATGCAGGAACGCTAGCCGCATCTGCATATCCAGACGAGAAGGCGATCCTAACCGCGTCGGGCCTATCGTATGTTTCCGGATAAGTCTGATCGGTTTTTTTAGCAATTACTGCTGGTTCTGTATAATCATTAACCAGGTAGTAGGTGCTGGAAAGAGTTTGAAGAACATTGTCCAGATCATAATACTGTATAGATGACAAGCTGCTATATGGCGGTTTAGGTAATTCTATTTCATCGCTAAACTCGCTTACGGCTAATTCAAAGCTCTGGGGCATTAAAGCCCTATTTGTGAATGATTCTACCTGCTCGCGAACTACTGTTATTGCCGTAGTAATCCAAGTGTCATCGTCGGTGAAATCCGACTCTACGCGGAGTTGGGCCTTAGCCTCTGACAATGTTATGGGTTCACTGATTGGGCCTGTAGTGGTTTTGTAGCTGTAGTAGATAGGCATTTTATATAAGAGGAGATACCTCCCCAACTCGTGAAGTCTCCACTGATTAAATTATTAGACCATTGAGATGGGGAGGCTTATATTACCTCTGGGTTTTTAGACTTCTTAGCTCGCGGGGTTTTAACCTCCACGGCCCATCCGTTTTTGACCCATTGTTTGCCAGTGGCAGCGGCTACCTGGTAGGTCTCCCCAACCCGATAGCCACTGCCTTTTGTAGCAAAACTTTTTATTGCTTTAATTTGCAATCTTAGGAAGCAGCTCCGTGAGTGAAAGAAGTGAAGGCTTCGTTCAGAATTACCTTCGCGTCGTTTCTCGTGCTGAACTTGTAGCCAACCTGGCCGTTTGCTGCATAGAGTTCGTTAAGCTTCTGAGCAGATACGCCAGCACGATCAGCAATCGTGTAGTAAGACATATCTCCAAAGATAACACTCTTTGCGTCAACCGCTGGAGCAGTAGCCTGAGTCGAGACGATAACGGGGCGACCCAAAATCGTGTCGGGCTGACCTGCTTGCAGACCTGGCTGCCATAGGTACTGATCTTCAGCATCTTTGAGCTTGCGGATCAGCTTTGCAGCAGCGTCATTCATCAGCCATGTAGCATTGCTGCGATACTGACGTCCGAGGCTATGAAAAACGTCGATCAGATCGTCGCTAGCGATTGCGGCAGTAGCCGAAACAGCTCCGGTCACATTGTTGCTGTAGGTTGGGTTGAACAGACCTTGAGGCTCGCTGCTACCAGTTCCTGTGCAGAAAGAAGCTTCTTCAAGGTTTGCAAAACGACGACCAGCCACGTTAGCTAGGTAAGTCTCAAGATTGAAGAAAGCATCCTGTAGAAGTTCTTCGGAAACCTTGACAATACCACCTGCTTTATGAGCACCGAGAGTAACGCGAGCGAACACGGGATCAGAAGATCCGTAGGCTCCTTCTTCTGCGACATATGCAAAAGAACCGATGCTGGACTCAACCGGAATGTTCCGATCTGAAGCGGTGCGGATTACGTTTGCAACGCTGCGGAATGGGTTAACATCCTGGAGAATTTCAACGATCTTGGTCTCAAAAGACTCAGGAACGATGAAGCCGCCTTCGGAGTCGGTGCCCACTTGTAGAGCAGCCAGCTTTTCGCCAGTTAGAGCAGAGAGTCCTTTGCGAGCATACTCGTCAAAAGCCGCTCGGTAGTCGTCTACGCTATTTTCCCTTTGGATTGAGGGTTTGTAGCTGTCTTCGATAACAGAAGCCAACTTGTCTTCAATCTTATTAATTTTCTCTTCAGCTCGGATTTGCTTTTCAACAGAATCAAAGTCGGCCTCAATTTTAGCCAACTTTTCTTGGTCTTCCGTATTCAAGCCTTCCTTACCATCGAGGAGAGAACGCATTTCAGCAACTAGCTGAGCGCGCTTGTTTACTAGTTTATCCATTTTTTTAGTTGTGTATGGGTTGTTTTTTTGGGCCGAGTCGCTCGCTAGAGCTTGGCCAGTTTGGTTAGTGTCGCCAGACGCTGCTTGGCAGATTCTAAACGAGCGACAAATTCTTTATCTGTGAAATTCTTTTCCTCTTCCTCCTCGACCCGGGGTTGTTCAGAATCAGAGTTCGATTTTTCTGGCTCTGGTTCTGGTTCTGGATCTGGATCTAGACTCTTAGTGTTGAGAGCGATAATTGCCTCAAGCTCCTTGGGAGCATTCATGAAGCTATTTATATTAACAGAGGCAGCTTGCTTGAGTGCTCCTGAAATGTCTGTGGCGATGCCTAGCTCATATGCCTCTTCAGCAGTTAGCCAAGTTTCAGCCTTAAGCATTTTCTTGATCTCGTCGCGACTCAAAGGCGTATTGCTTTCATATATATCCAAAATAGTATTGGTATGCTTCTCCAACACTTCGGCTTCCTTGCGAAGTTCTCCGGCATTTCCTGCGATCTCAGTCCAAACCTCGTGAACCATCATTAGAGATCCTTCAGCCATTGTAAGGGTATCGCCAGCCATTGCGATGATCGATGAAATACTAGCTGCCAAACCATCCACGAAAACGTGAACCTGGCCTTCATATTCTTTAAGAGCATTATAAATAGCAATCCCTTGGCTTACTGACCCGCCGCCGGAATTAATGTGTACGTCGATGTCTCCATCTAGATCGGATAGCTGCTTGATGACGTCTAAAGCTACAATTCCGTTTCCGCCGATTTGATCATATATATAAATCTTACTCATCTTCTATGTCCTCTTGATTAGGTGCTGATCCGAGTTCTGTGAAGTTTAGCGGCTGCAAATAGGTATCTCCCTTTTCGCCTATGCCGTTAAGTCCTTCCATTCTTCTGATCTCGTTAACAGATAGAAATCCAGATTCACGTCCGATCCGATATGCATTATATCTAGCTTCGACATTCCCGCGAAGGAGAGCGTCCATATTGAAGCTGATAGAGAATTGGTTTCGTTGCGATTCTGGTATTAGGTTTAAATTCAACACCTGCTCGAGCGAGACTACAATCGGGCGAAGCGTTCCGGTAACAAAGTCCCGATTCGATTCCTCAACATTAGCTCTAGGCGTTGCCGACTCGATCTGCAACTTTGACAAAGGTACACCAAATGTTCTGGCGATTTCTTGGGTCGTGATTTTGCGTTGCTCGGCCAGTTGAGAATCCTGGTAGCTGAAGCGTTCTGTAAAAGGTCTTAGACCGTCTGTCAGGATCGCCGTCTTGTATGTATTGTCGGTTCCCTTGTGGCGGCTGTCGAATGCATCGCGAAGTCTCTGAATCTGTTCAGCCTTGAGCGTTTTATCAGATAGCAATATACTACCCATCTTTGCCCCGTTCTTAAAGAAACTCGCCAAATCATCCTGGAGGGCAATTGCTAGGCCGATTGTATCTTTAGCTAGCGTAGTAGTATCAAAGCCGAGAACGCCGGAGCTACTTAGCCCCTTGACATGAAGAATCCTAGATCGCTGAACCTTTTTGCCATCGACCAAGTAGTCTATCTCGTTTGTGACAGGATGAATCTGCAAGCTCATGTCGCTTGGCTCAATCGGCATCATCTGCCTGACGTTTCCAAGACCGTCACGACCCAACAGAGAGTATGAGTTTCCGCGAAGTATGAGATTGCTAACAATTGCCCCCATGACCTCGCTGGTCGTCATGTTCTTTGACGGGTTCAGTGTCAGGACGTTATAAAGAGGATGATTGTAGGCCTTTACCTTGTCTCCGTTTTCGCTGTGCTCATAAATGCATAATGGAAGACTAGAGATCGCTTTTGAGATGACGTTTACGCAAGCGTAGACCGTTGAAACACCCAGAGCCGTAATCGGGGTCACCTTAACTCCCGAGGATGACAATCCACGAAAGAGAGCATCGACTAGCCACTCATCGGGCGATGATAGGTTATTTTGCGGCTCGTCTTTCGATTTTCTACGGAATGGATTACGCATAATGCCTCTATAGTAATATTACATGACTTTAGGGTTAATTGACTAAATATTTTACATGTTTTTTATAAGTTTGTTTTTGACATGATCAAAACTAGTGAAAGCCTGAAAAACGTATGACCTATTCAATAGAAGCAAGTGTGCATGGTCTAGTCGTGTACAAAATAGATAAATATCCAGATACCAGCGTCCTAGCTGGTCAGGATAGAAAAACCGTCGTAGATTTCTACGATACTGTTGCCTTGGCAAAGGCCGATTATCCAGACGCGATAGTCGGCTTTCATGATCCCCAGAACCACATTGAAGGCTCTTTTATAGGCAATGGTTGGGAGGTTCACTCGTGATTGCCCTAATATTGGCGATAATCGCCGTAGAGAGCGGCGGTGACCAAAACGCCGTAGGCGATGCAGGAAAGGCCTATGGGCTCTTACAAATGCATTCTGCCTATGTGCAGGATGCGGCTGAGTGGGCCAATGAGGATTGGACGCACGAGGATGCGTTCGATCCTGACAAGGCCCGTAAGATCTTTATGGCGTACATGGAACGGTATGCCCAAGACCACAAGCGGCCAGAAGGGATGAGCCGAGAAGAATACATAAGTCGCATCCACAATGGTGGGCCGCGAGGGTTTCTGAAGGAATCCACGATTCCGTACTGGCAAAAAGTGAAAAAACACTTGACCCACCAGACCAGATAGCCAAGATCAAGGCTGGTTTTGGTTATGCAGGCCGTCCTCCTTAGCGGGAGGGCGGTTTTTTTGTGTTTAAACGTAAATTTGCGGTCCTTCGTCTTCGATGCTGTCCTGCGATCTAGCAATCGCCATTCCGAGGGCTACCATCGGGTCAATCTTCTCTTTTGAGCGTTTTTTGTCCATTTTCCGGTTTCCTGCGGGATCTGTGGCCAAAATCGTGTTTGAACACGCCCAGGAAAGGACTGGATCGCCATTATGCTGCATTTTCTTGCCAAGCAGCAGCCTTTCTAAGCCACAAACCGCGTCATTCATAGAGATAAAACCCTGTCCAAACGGCACAAGCTCGAGCGATTCGTTATACAGTCTCTGGACAAGCTCGGCTGAGAAATGCCTGTCATAGGCGATCTCTTGGATCTCTAGATGATCGCTCCATTGCATTATCGTTTCAAATATCGCATCAAAGTCGGTTGTATTGCCATCAGTCGTCACGATATCGCCCTGGTTACGCCAAACGGCATAAGGAACCTTGTCATGCCTAGTTCTTCTCTCAATGTCGTCGTTTGGTATGAAATGCTTTCCCCAAATCTTTAGCGGTTCATCGGGATCGGTTTGAACTACCGCTACTACGGAAGATATGTCGCGAACACGAGCCAAGTCGATCCCTAGCCACGCTTTACATCCTTGCAAATCTTCCCACACAAAGTCGCCCTTTAGCTCATCCCAACGCTGCGAGTCGATCCACTGATCGAAAGCCTCTATCCATACATCTAGCTGCTTGGTCTTAAAATCCAAGACCTTTTGTGGAATCTCATTAGCCACATCTACTAGGGCGGTCATGTAATCTAGGTTCTTGCTTACGCCTAGATTCGGATTAGCCTTTGGCCATATGCTCGGGTCATCCCACTTGTCGCCCTTGTCGATAGTATAGTTCAAATAAAAATAGTCATCCAGCTCGACTACTCCTTCCAGAACTTTCTCGCCCAGGTCTTTTTGCTTCATAGCTGGCTTCTCCCTGCCAAACTCTCCGGCTGTTGAGATCTTGGCATATAAGTAGTTTGGCTGAGATCCGAAGGACGAGTTTATGACGTCGTCTAACTCCGGTCCCTCTTGGCTATGTAATTCATCAAAGACAACTACAGCAGGGTTTAATCCATCAAGGCGACGATGATCGGCATGCAACGCCTTGAACACCGTATCGGTGAGTTTGTTCCTGGTTAGCCAAGTCTGCACATCGAGAATTTCGGACAAGTGTTCAGATCGCTTTATATAGCCAGAAACGTAGTCGCGAAGCAGCGTAGCTTGACCGCGATCCGAAGCAACCGCGAACATCTGGGAATAGCACTGGCCATCCTGTACCAGCGACGACAGTATAATAGCAGCCAATAAAGCGGATTTTCCGTTTTTGCGGGAAACAAAGATCATGGCATTCCTGAATCTGCGGCGATCATCTTGATCGTATTTCCAGCCGTATATCGATCCGACTATAAAAGCTTGCCAAGGCTCGAGCAGGAAAGGAGATCCATCCTCGAGCGTTAAAATGTTCTCGATGAATCCGCAGCGACGATCTTCCTCATCGAGATCGTAGTACACGTCTGATCGCTTCAGATCGCCCATATGCCTTTCGGCAGCTAGCTTAATCCATCTACATGCCTGGACTTCGCCCGAGACAATTGATTGAGCATATTCAGTCGCTCGGCTCATCCGCAGATTTAGGTAAATTCTTTAGCGTTTCGGCTCTTGGCAAAAACTGTGCCAATGGGTTTTCCTTTGCTTCTTCGATCTTTGGCTGGCCCTGGCCCAAAACCGTCTTACCCAAGTGTATAAGCATTGGGACCGATCCACTCAGAGCCATCTCAATCTGAAATCGCCTAAGTTTTACGTTTAAGTTAGCTTTACCTCTATCCAATGCCAAAACCAGATCGTCGTCTCGCTGTTTCATTCGGACAAATGTTCGCTTTCCCACGCCAATAACTCCGGCGATTTCTTCGTCGCTACAGCCAATCTCGGAAAGCTTCTCGATTTGAGCGTAGTCGGTTACAAGTTTTTGTGGTCTAGCCATTTTCTCTGTTTTCAATCTCTAAGTGACATTCTTTACAAAGGGCCATTAGGTTAGCCGGATCGAATGCTAGGTTTGGATTACTCTGAACTTTGACAATGTGATGCACTTCCTGACTTGGTTTTAGCGGTCCACCTTTACTAAGGCACTCCTCGCAGATCGGGCGCTCTCTACGGATTTGTCTCGATAGCCTAGTCCACTTGCTACTGGACCGAATCGACACTGCTTCGACATCAGTTCTGGGCGACTCCTTATATCCGATGGGTTTACCCTTTCGCCTTGAGTGGCTTTTAAGGTTTAAGCGAGGCATCACTTTTCTGATTCCCATGCCCTCCTCTGCAAGGCGTTTACCCAAGTTTCCGGCTTTGACGCTTTTTCGTCAATGTAGTTTCGCCAGTCCACCCGCAACGCATCACACCAGGCCCGAGCCTGATCGGGTGTGAGTTGTTGTACTTCTATGTCTATTTCTTTCATTGTAAATTGGTGGAGAAAGTGGGATTCGCACCCACGTCCACTATCCCGAAGGATAATGTCGAATCTAGTTTTCCCCCTGGGGTTGGTTGTGCCTTGTCCGAGGGAGAGCATAGATCGACTTTTAGGAAAGCCTGGTAAGCTTCCCTCGACGAGGTCTCAAGCCTCGTTGCGTCGCGAGGAGTGAGGTCACTTGTTTGCCTTCTCCGTTCGCCAATCCTCATTGTGCCTTTGCCCTCGGTCGGTTTTTGCCGATCTGCAAGCGGGTTGAGAAGTCGTCACTCAGTGCCCAGGTGCAGCCCCTTTTCGGATCGTCTATCGCTAGACTGGAATCGTCCGGTCGATCCCCACCGTGCTGAAATGTCATTTGGAACGATATGCCCCTATTAGTTATACACCGATTCCGACAACTTTGACTTAAAGTTTTTTACAAAAGTGAAAAATAGGTCGTATTTTTTCTTTTGCCCTTGCGACTTGGTCTCTGTGCCCGACCGTTTGGTTAGGGTATACCCCCCCTTTTTTGATATTGAGACTCAATCTCATCACTGTAAAAAAAATGTAAAGTGATATTGAGACTCAATCTCAACACTTCAAATGATATTGAGACTCAATCTCGATGATTTAAAAAAGTTGTAAATGTAAAAAAGTTGTAAACGTAAAAAAAGTGTAAACGTAAAATAGTTGTAAATGTAAAAAGAATGTAAACGTAAAAAAACCGTAAAGGAATCAATTCGGTTTGCGGTCGTCTATTAAGTCCGAAAGAGTGAAGGCCTTATGATAGATCGAATACTTGAAACAATCACTGCAGCGCTGGTATTGCTCGCGCTCTTATCGTTAACATTTTGCCTTGCAATGCATGCGCTTAGATAAAGCCAAAACCAAAACCAAAACCAAAAAATGATATCACTCAATAAACGCTATAAAGAATCAAAAAACAAAAAAAATCCGGTTCCCTACGATTGCGATTCAAACGCCACAATATCGAATAGAATTGCGCTGTATATCGCGCGCGTTTGTATTGGATTCGATAGAGGCGATTATCTTTGCGAGTATTTGCAAAGAGTTATTAGCTTTTTGAAATTAGATACTGGAAAAAGGAATTCCTGGGGATATCATTTAGACCGATTATCTAATTTTTTCCTTTGCGGGATTGAGGGAAAAGACAAGGCGCCGTTTTCTGTTATAAAAGCAAATGGGAACAAAAAGCTTCCGTTTTTCGCTTTTTCATCGTTGCCAATTATAGACTGCCCGGGAGCGGGAGCGTGCAAAAGGTTTTGCTATTCTTTCAAGGCCTGGCGCTATCCGGCAGCATATTGTCGCCAATTACAAAATTCCTATTTGATTCGGTACGCGTTTGGATATATTGAGGAAGCTTTCAAAGCGCTCCCGCAAAACGCAAAATTCCGTCTCTATGTGGATGGCGATTTCGATTCCTTGCAAACATTACGCCAGTGGATGGATTTAATCAAAACGCGGCCGGATGTTCGCGTTTATGGCTATTCTAAAAGCTGGCAATTGTTTTTAGAATTGCACGCAAGCGGGTATCAATGGCCATCGAATTACCTTTTGAACCTTTCAAGCGGGAGCAAATACAATGAGAAAAGCGGGATTGCGCGAGCGGTTAAAGAATTGCCAATTGTTCGCGAAAAGTTTATCGCTGTTAAGGTTTCAAGCAATTGGATTGAGTCGCGCGCGTATCAAGACAAGACTCGAGAAGGGAGCGCAAGATACCGTTTAGAGGTCGCGCAAAACGCGAAAAAAGAATACGGCGCGCGCGTGTTCGCTTGCCCTGGCAATTGTGGCAACTGTTTGCCAAATGGCGAACATGCTTGCGGCAGCGATAAAATGCGCGGGATTCCCATTGCAATTGGCATTCATGGATAAAAACGAGCGGGAGCGGGTATTTACTCGCTCCCGCTTTTTGTTTTAAGCGCGAGCAAAACGAGATTTTAAACGCTCGTTTTGCTCGCTCTTTGACATTTAAAAGTTGGTTGCTCGTGCCCTGGTAGCGTGTGCCCTGGTAGCGTGTGCCCTGGTAGCGTGTGCCCTGGTAGCGTGTGCCCTGGTAGCGTGTGCCCTGGTAGCGTGTGCCCTGATGGCGTGTGCCCTGGTAGCGTGTGCCCTGGTAGCGTGTGCCCTAGTTGCGTGTGCCCTAGTTGCGTGTGCCCTGGTAGCGTGTGCCCTAGTTGCGTGTGCCCTAGTTGCGTGTGCCCTAGTTGCGTGTGCCCTGGTAGCGTGTGCCCTGGTAGCGTGTGCCCTGATGGCGTGTGCCCTGGTAGCGTGTGCCCTGATGGCGTGTGCCCTGGTAGCGTGTGCCCTGGTAGCGTGTGCCCTAGTTGCGTGTGCCCTAGTTGCGTGTGCCCTGGTAGCGTGTGCCCTGGTATTTCAAAAATGGCGGTTTTTTCGCTCGTTTTGCTGTTTTGCTAGCGTTTTGCGTGTTAACTAATTTTTTACATTTACAACTTTTTACATTTACAACTGATTTACATATGTAAACTTTTTACATTTACAATCAATTTACATTTACATTCATTTTACATTTACGTTCTTTTTACATTTACATTTGTTTTACATTTACAATTGTTTTACATTTACATTATTTTTACATTTACATTATTTTTACATTTACAACTTTTTTACATTTACATCCCTTTTACAGTCGGCGCCGGGGGAATTCCCTATAAAAAGCAATTACCGAGCTAATTTTTTTTTTTAGCAGCCTCGCCACGTTTTTGATTTTTTATTTTTAGACCTTATCTCAAAGATAATTTTTTGTACGTTTCTGGCATTTTCACAAATTCAATATTTGTCGCCCTATTTTGGCTGTTTTTCTACATATGCCAAAAGTCCCCCTCCTAAAACCGCACCAGCTGCTCGGTAGAATTGGTCAGGAATTATTTTACACTTTATTAGCACAAAACCAGCATAAAACGATTTGACACGAGATCGACCAGCGCTACCTTTGAATTTGTGCAAAACCTGTACACTAACCGGAACCTAAGCCAAATTGTCATTGGTGAATCGTCGATTATCGACCGCACTAACAGCCTGGTAACAATAGGAACCACTAACCAAAACAATAACCAAATCCACCACCTCGATTTTCAAAAGTCGGCGGGGGGGGTACCTATGTTATGAGAGAAATGAAAACAAATAAAAAAGCGGAACTAAAAACCTACGTCGTGGATTGGGGGCCTGATTGCAATGGGGGAAGGTATGGCCTCATACAGGCCACCTCTATGAATGAAGCGATTTGGGACCTTGATGCGATTGTAGGTTATCCCGATTCAATTGCCCCTTTAGAAATCCCCGAAAGCGACGGGATTCGCTACACGGAAATAGACCCTCCAACTAAGGCCTATTCCGGATCGCATCTTATAGAGCTGTTCTTGACTTAGATATTATGTCTTTAGAAAGATTTAAATTCAAAAAGCCCATTACAGTGGGCGAACACGCTGAGATAAGCCACCTGATCAGCTTTTTAGATGAATGCACTGATGACTGCTTCACAAATAAGCAGGACATATTCGGGCTTAAGTGCGACATTGAAATCGCACGGGACGAGTTAGATAAACTCCTTGGGCCGTTGCTCAAGGGCCACCAACGGAGGATGTTACAAAATGAAAAAAATCGAAATAAATGATATAGCCTACTGTCCATCCCTTGAGGGGCATGTCGCCATAGTGGGTATAACCTTGTTTGGCAGATTAGTCGTCAGATGGTATGACGACGACGGCGACGTCTTTACTGCGATCATGGATCGCAAGGACTTAGAAGGGCAAAAGCTATGAGCCACTTTTACAAAGTCAGCAAATCAGGCGATGTAAGGCTCCTTAAGAGCGTCACGACTCCAACCCAAGCTAGGAAGTCCAATGCTTTGGCAAGTGTGACTACAATGCTTGGGTGCCTTCCTAATGACTTCTTGTCCGGCTGGATGAGGCGTCAGATTTGGGATATGGCCCAATGCGGCATATCTTGGGAGGAATGCGAGCGTCGGCGTTATGGGATGAGGCAAGACGTTGACGGTCGCGAGGTGACCTCTAGCGAGTTTGGCACGTCAGTTCATAAAGCATTAGAGTGTCACTTGGACCGGATGGCTGAAGGCGATCTAAGCCCGAACAACGGCCCGTATGCGACCTATGTTAACCCATTTGCCAAATGGTTCCGAGAAACGGGCCATGAATTAGTAGCAGCAGAAAGCATCTGCTACTGCCTACGCCGAAAGACGGCTGGCACCATTGACGTCCTAGCTAAGGATTCGGGCGGTCAGTATGTCCTGATGGACTTTAAAACCCGATCTGTTACGGTCGGAAAGCCCGAGGCAAAAGCCTATATCAAGGACTGTGCCCAGCTAGCAGTCGAAGCTGACATTATTCGCGAGCGTGAAGGTCTAGACTATATGCCGAACATAATGTCCATTGTCATCGCCGTAGAGGATGGCAGAACCGGAATTCGCCACTGGACACGAGACCAGCAACAGCATGCCCTAGATGTTTTCGACGCATGCTCCAATCTATACCTAATAGTGAATAAGCTAAGATGAACCAACAGCTTTATGATAGAACCATACAGACGCTACTTGACAACTGCGATGCAGTGGTAGTCGGCGTAGTGGCTGATGAAGAGATGAAAATCTACTTTAAGGGGAGGGATGAATACTTGGTGCCTCTCATAGATCAGATTGGCACGGAATACATCCGCGACATAATGAACGATCATGGTTGAGAAACCATATGCTAATGGCCAATGGACTTTGGCACGATTTCGGTCGTTCATAATGAGTGCCCTTCGCGGTGCTAAGTGGCCACCAAAATACCAGGCCTTGAAAAACGCCTACGTTAAGACGGGTGTCAATCCAGGGACTGGCAGGATGTGCAAGCTTCATGAGTGTAAGCAATGCGGTAACCTGTTTCCACAAAAAGACATGGCGGTCGATCACATTGAGCCTGTCGTTCCTATCGATGGTTTCGACTGCGAGGGCTTTTTGGGGTACAATTGGGAACAGGTACTGCGGCGGCTGTACGTTGAAACAGAGGGATTACAGGCTTTGTGTAAGCCCTGTCATAAATTAAAAAGCTCAGACGAAAGAAAATTAAGGCAGATCAATAAGAAATCAAAATCATAATGAAAGAATATACTAAAGACGAATCGATTATAAGTAATTTAAACAGAGACACTGCGCGTAGTGTTGTCGTAGTCGTGGAGCGAGGCAAAGAGCGACAAGACATAAACATGCTAGGATTCAACAGCCTGGCGGGCTTCGACAAATGGGTCGATTCTCAACCTGCGACACCGAATATCATCAGCTTAAAGGCTCAAATTTAACCTCAAGTAAAATAAACATATGAAGAAATACTATAGCATAAAATCCGAAGGCAAATGGTTTGCCAAGGTTCCAGGAGCGGATGCCGATCCTGATATTAACGATGGGAGGGAGTTTCGTCACTGGAGCTTCGGGGAAAAAAAGGGAAAGACCCTTGGCTGGTTTAAACAGTCACTTCAAGGAAAGGTAGCTGGAGCAGCCGTACAGCCGTTAGGTGAAGACATGTTCTTCACGATCTACTTGGACAACGACGATGCCGCTCAGTTCAAGCTCTATGAAAGCAATTTCCTTGGGGTCGCTAACATCCTTGGCGGTATAGATCTCAATAAGCCAATTGAGCTCAAAGCTGCTTTAAACGAAAAGCGAGCTTGGAAGAACCAGTATGGAAAGACCGTTGTTCCGACTGCATTGTATATAACTCAGTCTGGCGAAAGGATTGCTCAGACCTGGACATACGATTCCGAAGCTAGGTGGTTTACTGGGTTGCCGAAAGCCGAGGTGAGCGAAAAGTTCGGTCGCAAGGTACGCGACACGTCGAGTATGGAACTCGCGTTCGATGCAGAGATCGATCAATTTATACAAAGGGTAGATGAGAGCATCGACAAGCCAACTGCAACCGTTCAGGAAGCATCTGTGACGGTCTCAGTAGGCGAAGATCTAGCGTTTTGACCGTGCAGTATATCCAAGGCCGCATAAAGAGAATTATCAAGATAAGGGAGAGCGGGGTAACCCGCCTCCTTCTTGAGAGAAAGGATGGTACCGAATTCGTTGCGATTGTACCGAGTCAAGGCGACTATGGAATCGGAACAAACTACAAGTCTGGTGGCTTTGAGCCTCGCGAACCAGTCGATGGTCGCGACGTGTATGAGCTGATTGACTCTAGTAAGACTAATGCTCACGTCGATCTCAATGTACCACCAGAGGGCGAGCCAGAGCCATCTACCGAGCTACGGGAAGCATCCGTAGAACTCGCAGCAATTATAAACCTTACATCGCTGCTGATGCAGCAACCAATTGAAGAAGTAATAAAGGAGATAAATAACACCTATGGCATTATTAGAAAAAACGGAAAAGATGGTTGAATTCAGAAGAGGGGTTAAAAGCAAACCTCAACTTCATTGGGTATATGAGATCCGCAAGCACGTAACCGATGGCACCATAGCCAATTGGGTTGCGTCAGTAATATGGTGGAATTCCGCAAATCCTCGCAGTAATGGTGAGTTGTTTGAGATGACACAAGACTATAGGCCATCTGCTGCGAGCGGCAGAGACTTTGAGCTGAACCAAGCTCTTAATAAACTTGGTCTTCCATCGCTATGAAGGTTTTGGCCATAGGCGATCTACACGCCCCATTCACGCTCAAAAAGTATTTACGATTCTGTAAGAATGTAGATCGCCGCTGCGGTTGTAACCAGGTTGTTTTCATCGGAGATCTGGTGGACAATCACTATTCATCATATCATGAGACAGACCCAGATGGATTCAGTGCCGGAGAAGAACTAGATCGTGCGATTACCGAGATCCGCAAATGGTATCGGGCTTTTCCCGAAGCATACGTTTGCATTGGAAACCATGATCGCATCGTACATCGCAAGGCCTACTCTGCGGGGATATCCCGCAGGTGGGTTCGCGATTACGGAGAAATGTTTGATGCACCTGGATGGAAGTTCGTTGAGGACGTAACCATAGATAATGTTCGCTACTGTCACGGCGAAGGCAACAAGGCTCCTAAAAAAGCAAAGGACAATATGCGATCTTATGTCCAAGGCCATCACCATTCCGAATGTGGAGTGGTTTGGCATACGGGCGATAATTGCCGCGTGTTTGGAATGCAAGTAGGCAACGGAATAGATCGGAAATCGTATGCAATGGCTTATGGTAAACATGGACCGCATCCGGCCATCGCATGTGGTGTAATAGAACACGGCAAGGTCGCCACTAACCACCTTATGGATCTATAAAAGCAGTAAAACGATATGGAACAATCAAACGAGACGAAAGCTTGAGGCTAACGCCCAAGCTGACTCATGACCACCGAACCAATGACTCCCGATTCACCAGAAAACTCCGCAGAGGTGGGCATTGATGTCCAGCGTCTTGTTGTGCCCCGTTCGCCCGTCTGCGGATGGCAATGGGTGAAATGCGACGACTGCGGGACAACGTGGAAAGAGACGAGCCGTGACATTCTCAGTCCGTCCCGAGTGGATTGCCCGAACTATTGCGATCACGGCGGCGATACTCACGTATGGAAAACCCAACGAGCAGACTTGCCGAGAGATCGAAGCGGGAACCTGCTGAAACACGAGTCCGAGATTCTCACGCGAGGTCTTGGGCACAACGACCAATGAAAGCAAAACTGATATTTAATCTACCGGAGGATGCCGAGGAACACAGCCTAGCTATACGGGCTGGACACATGGCATCCACGATATGGGATCTGAACATGGTTAGCCGAAACCAACTGAAGTACGGGATTGATGAACAGCGATTCAAGACCCCAGAGGACGTTTTCATGTGGATCAGAAATGAACTGTCCGAAACTATAGACTTGATTGAGTAACGAAAACACAGAGATCAGGGACGAAGCCTAACTATTTGCAACCGCGCTCAAGACGAGTGGTGATGCTCTCAGCTTTGATTAAGTTCATGCCTTCGGGTTGCTGTGGTCGTATGCCTGCTAAAGCTCGTCATATTTTACATAACGCTAAAGGACAGGCGCGGCGGTAGCCGTTGCCTGCTCCGACTTGTTCGCAATTTTTAATATTATGGATACTGATACACCAAGAACTGACGACGAAGAAAACCGCATCCAATGCGATCTAAGCTCAATGAAGCTGGACGACTGGAACGCAGCTTATCAAGAAATGAGGAACCACGCCCAAGAGCTTGAGCGGGAAATCAACGAGATGACCACCAAGCAGATTGAACTGGTCAACCACCTGAAGCTTTATTCTGCTAACGCCTAGTTCTAGCTCGGGCGGTAGCCCGTTGTCTTGTAGCGGCTGGTTATATGCTTAATTGATAAGTACTTACAGATGAAAACAAAAAGCAATTTGTCACAAATTGACCCTTCAATATGTGAAAAAAATAACGAATTGGACCACCCAGCGTCCTCTTGTTCGGCGCTTTGGCGTGATGATGGCGAGAGATTTTCTCAAAACAAGGACGGCACCTATTCAATGGATAGATCGATGATGGCGGAACCTTACCGATACACATTCAGAAGACTGATGGACACGGGGGAATTTTCTGTTTATCCGCCGACGACCAAGTTAAATCATGAGTGAAACGAAATTGATTTCAACGCATTGTTCTCTGCCGTGGCACGGCAAGGTCGCTACTAATTATCTAATGGACCTATGGCCCTTTAATATCCGATCAAACGTCAACCATGAATTATACCCGAGCGAATGTCGCTTGAGGAAAATTGTAACATAAAATAATAAACCAAAACAATATATGAATACTAAGTTTGTTGAAAGACTAAAGAAAAGCCAGAAGGCCGTTGAGGTTGCCGCCGACTGGTGGAGATCGAGGGATTATATAGTAGATGTCCCTGAGACAAAGATAAGGCCTACCCACGATCAGTGGAAGGAGTATGCCGACTCTGGCGATTTCTATGTAACCAGTATAAGTGGTGGCCTGACAAAGCGGATGGAGGTTAAGGGCCTTAGCTGTAACTTCACAGATAGGACCGATTGGCCGTTTGGATCAAACTTTATAGTTTGTGCTAAGCACTCCTGGGATAATGCCGAGCCAAAGCCGTTCCTGTATATGTATCTGAATGCAGCAATGACCCATGCTGCGGTTGTTTTTGGATATCACCACAAGTCTTGGACGACTAAAAGTATCCCAGACAGAGACAGGATGTATGCCCAAGATTGTTATATGTCGGACATAAATAATGTTAACTGGATAGATCTAACGAGAGAACCTGGATTTCATTAATAAAATGACCGAGTTTGAATATCTACGATTGAAGGTACATCCTCAAAGCACTTGCCAGAAAAGAGGCGTTGCGGCGGGATGTTACGTTGGGGCTGATTTTTTAACTGCTGCGAATCATTGCGAAGATACTGGCCATATTTGTGAGCGACTAGAATTGCCTACAGGTGACCAAACCCACTTTTGCAAATCGACGCATGCCGAGATTAGGTTACTCGACAAGCTTAAGGTTTTAGAGATGACTATAAGGCCCAGCATTGTTTGGGTTTATGGTCACAAATACGTTTGTCCGGAATGTGCGGAGGCACTCTCTCGTTTCGGAATTAGAGAGATAAGAATAAGAGAATATTAATATGGTAGAACGAACATTAAAAGAACGCGGCGAAACCTATGGAAGGTTCTCCGACAACGCAGCAATTGCACAAAGGCTCAAGCGGGTTATCCGTGACGGCGTGAACTATGAACAGCTTCCATTTGATATATGCGAGGCCTTCGATATGATCCTAAGTAAAATTAGTCGGGCTGTGACCGCAGATTACAGGCATCTGGACACTTATGAGGACATACAAGGATATGCGAAGCTCGTCCAAGACAAATTAAGAGAGGAAGATGATCAATATGTATGAGAACATAGAAATCCTCACTCATGAGATTAGAATTCTATTAAGTAGCAATTCCAAAAGACCCGAGTCTGTTGCTCCTTTGTTAGGAGGAAAGCATCATGGTGAATTAATGCCTGTTAGTCGCAGAAATTTAAAAGTTGAAATTGATGACGACATGTGGAGACTCTATTGTCTAAGCTTTGGAAATGCAGATATTTTGGTATATAAAAATAAGCATTTAAATGAAGAAGAATTAAATTCCGTTTACATTGCCTGGGCTGCTGGGTATAAATTAGAAGATGAAGAAAAACTCTAAATATAACCGAAAGACATGGAGTAAGACAGAGAAGCCCTGGATCGTTGCAAACGAGTGGGGGTTTGTTTCATCTCATTCTAGCCGCGAACAAGCGGTTAGGACTGCTGCATCACATAGAGAGGGTAGAGTCGTTGGTCCAGAGAGAATGGACGTGCTTGAGAGACAGGTAATAAATCAGAAGATTAAGAACAAGCTTAGGAGTGAATCCGAAAAAGCATCTAAGATGGCTAAAAAGAAAAAGCTATTTGTTGATCTAAATTTTGTATCAAATGTCTGCGACTATACACATGCAGTTTATTTACCCCACAACCCATATGGCCCATGATATTTAAAACCCCTATAGGCACAATAGAAACGGATGGTCATAGATATTGGTCTGATGACATGCCAGGATATAAAGCCGAATTTCTAATTACCGAGTCACAAAGGCTAAAAGCTCTCGACGAGACTTTGACAAAAATGATATTGATTGCTGGAAAATCTGTTAATCGCAAAACGGCAGGGGCAGTGGATGCCGGAGACGCCGCAGGTGAGATCTGGTTAAGGATATTGCCTCTTCGCGATACAGACAAATGGAACCTGCCTTATTTATCCACGGCCATTTGGTATGCATCTAAGGATTTGTATCAGCCAAATGTCTCGCCAATCCCGATAAACGATGAAACTGAATATTACCAACAGAGCTACTCGGACTTGTATGACCTCATAGATATGCTCAAGTCGAGTAAGGCTAGATGCATTATGAGGCTCTACGCAAAAGGCAATACGTTGAGCAAAATTGCAACCATCGTTGACTTATCCGAAAAGCAGGTAAGTAACCAAATATATCTTAGCAAGGTGGCCATGAAGAAGTTTGCTAGGTATACTAAGTTTAAATGAATCTGACCGGAGAGCAGTTAGAAATCGTTAAGGCGATCCAGTCGGGCTTTGAGAGAGTCCTTCGCGTGTCTGGTCCTGCTGGCTCAGGCAAAAGCGTTGTGGTTCGTGAGTTATACAAATCCTCGAGCAAGATAGTTTACTGTGCCCCCACTGGACTTGCGGCGTCCCTAGTTGGCGGTCAGACAGTCCACAAGACATTTGGGATGCCATCGCAATATCCTCTAGACCCAAACCTGAAAGCCACAAAACTGCGGCAGTCAGACGTCTCTACTAGGTATTTCGGAGGAAAGCGATCTGCTCCCTTAGTCGAAGCCGAGTGGATTGTCATCGACGAATGCTCAATGCTCAGAGCAGACCAGCTAGATTTCATAAACAGTGCCTTACAGCACTCTAGACGCTCTACAAAGGCTTTTGGCGGGGCCGGAATACTTCTCGTCGGGGACGATGGCCAACTGCCTCCTGTAAGCTCACACAAAGATTCTGAGGCACTTGAGCTGTGGGGCTACAAGTCTCCATTCGGGATATCCGAGGCTAGGTGCCTCAAGGGCGTTAAAACTTACCGATTAACCAGGATTTTTCGCCAACAATCCAGAGCCGAGGGAGAGCTATTCTCTAGAATCCGAACAGGCCAGCAATCTAACCTAGATTTGCGTATCCTGAATCGATGTGTTGGGAGACCCTTACCTGGCAGCATTACACTAACTCCCTACCGAGCCATAGCCAAGCGAGTGAACCTACGCGAATTGTCAAAGCTACACGGCCAAGAGATTGAGTTCACTACCGAGTCTAATCAATGGCAGGGCGAAGATCCCGTGAAGCCACTAATGCTTCGCAGGGGAGCTAGAGTGGTTGTCAAAGCGAACGGATCGTGGAAGGCCGAAGGCGACTACCAAAATTGCGTTAATGGCGACCAAGGGACATTCTATGGAGTAGATCGCTACGGAAGAATGCTTATCGATGTGGACGGCAAGGGCATGATAAATCTTCCGAAGAAGGTTTGGACTCAGCATAAATGGACAATAGGTAGAAATTCCGAGTTAGAGCAGGTAAAGTCTGGAGAGTTCAAAGCGTTTCCTGTTGTCCTCGGGTGGGCTATGACGATACATAGTTCGCAGGGATCTACTCTAAAAAAAGTTTATATAGACTTGCCACCAGCCAAACCATTTGCTACTGGTCTTCTTTATGTTGCCATAAGCCGAGTCACCAGCATGAATGGATTGAGGTTGAGCAGACAAGTCAGGCACTCTGACATTTTTTCTGCCGTTCATGGAGAGATCCAGGGCGATCAGGAGGAACTATCTATAACATAATAAACCTAAAACATATGAATAGCAAAATATATCACCAAGGATATAAAAATTATCACCAGGGCATTAAATGCCCATACGCAATAGGGAGTCTTAAGGGTAACGAGTGGGAGGCCGGATGGGCATCTGCTAAGGCTGATGAATCAGCGAAGTCGCTTGTAGATACCATACATTCAGTTAAGGCAGAGATTGCCCAAGAAATCGAGGAGCTGGAAGATGAGTGATCTTGAGAAAGTCTTGAGGCGCTGGCATAACGTGCCAATGGCCTCCGAAACCGCAATTAGCGTCGCAAACGCTCTACAGGAAGTCATCGAAGGTAGCGAGGAAATAACTCCGTTTCCATTCAACGGAATCAGCATGGTTACGCCGAACGAAGTTAGGCTCATAGCTGACTCGTTTAAGAAGCCCAAGGACACAGAGATTCCCCAGACAGTGGCGGCTGATTAGCTCCTAACAGACCCTGTGAGGCGTTTTAAAAAGCCGACCTATACCAAGGTATAAACCAAGAAAAGAGCCCCCTTCCGGAGTGGTTGGGGGCTCTCACTTTTATCAGTGGAGACGTTCTGAAATTACTAGGAGTCTAGTGATTCCAAAGTGGCCTTAACTTCCTTGAGCGTCGCCCGTTCTTTCGGTATCTGATTGATGCGTTCGTTAAGATCGCGAATTTCTTTTGTCACTTCGTCTAGTCTTGCACGAGCCGCATCTAGCTCCTCGTCAAGAACGACCAGATCCGCGTCAATTTTTGTGATTTTTTCAGCTATTGTCATTTGATTTTTGTTTCGGGTTCGATTTCAAGTTC